AACATTTTGGGCAAAACTTGACAAACCAATGATACGAAGATTAGTTGATAGTATTGTGGACACAGAAAATATAAGACTAAACGGTCTTGTTGGTGCTGGATATTTATTAGGTGCAAGAGTAGAGTTTAATGAATCTGAAAATCCGGATGAGAATCTCATGGCGGGAATCATTAAAACACATATTTACATTACACCACCATCACCGACACAGAGGTTTGACTTTGTACTTGAATATGACGCTGATTATGTCGCCAGTGCATTAATTGGTTAAGAAGGGGGAACGGAAATGGATCAAAGTATAATTAACTTTGCAATATACGAAGATGGTAGCGAATATGCTGGTATGGCAAAAGCAACACTGCCTGATATCACCATGTTAACTCAAACAATTTCAGGTGCTGGAATTGCAGGTAATATAGAGGCAGTCATTATGGGACATATCGATGCGATGTCATTGACATTAAATTTTAGAACGCTAACTGCACAGTCAGCTAAATTATCAGAGCCAAGGCGTCATACGATTGATCTTAGGGTAGCTCAGCAAGAAGAAGACCCAAGGATAGGGATAATGACAATAAAAAATGTAAAACACATCATGGTAGTGATCCCTAAAAAAGATTCAGGTGGTTCGATCTCACCAGCATCGCCAGCGGATGGATCTGGAGAGTATGCAGTAAGATATTGGGCGACTTACATTGATGGTGTAAAAGTACGAGAAGTCGATCCGATCAATTTTATACACTATGTAAATGGTATAGATTACCTGGCAACTGTAAAANNCCTATTATGAATGAAATTGTAAAAGCAGATGAAATTAAAATTGATGAAACAGAATTTAATGTTGCTGTAGAAGAATCGAAAAAAACAGGTCTCACATATACGCACAAGTTCAAAGAAGGGTTTGAATACCAAGGCAAAACGTATAATGAACTTACTTTTGACTTTGGAAAATTAACTGGGAAAGATGGGATGGAAATTGAAAATGAAATACAAGAAATCAAAAAAAATGTAATCGTTCCCGCTTTTTCAGGGGAATACCTGATAAGACTTGCTGCAAAAGCATGTACAGAAAAAATTGGATCGGATGCACTTGAAATAATGAGACTCCATGATCATAACAAGATTAGGAGTCAAGCAAGATCTTTTTTGCTCAAATCGGAATAACTAATGATTTAGGAAAATGGGTTAGGCGACAGAGTATGATTATGGCACAGGTAAACAATACGCCTGTGTCATTTTGGATACTAATGTCCTTATTAGAATTAAGGAACTGGATAAATGATAGCAATCTAATCCAAAATGAAATAAAAGAGCGAAGAGATAAACTAAACAAGAAATAGAGGGGGCAGTCATGACAAGCAGAAAAGAATATGAAATGTTATTTAAAATGAATGCTCAGCTTGGCGGTAGCTATAACAGCACATTTAAAGAAGCCCAAAACTCAATTGTTTCAATGCAACATGAAATACAGGGAATGAATAAGATTCAAGCGGATATTTCTTCGTATCANNAAGCAACAACAAATTGAAAAAACGAGTGCATCACTTGGAAATCAAACGGACAAATTAAAACAACTTGATTCTGCTTTAAAAGAAGCAGGCGTAAACACTTATGAATTGGAGAAGGAAAGTGCAGGTCTTTCAAGTCAAATTGAAAGTTTGAAAAATAAGCAAGAAGAAGCGGCAAAAAGTGCAGAAGAATTTGGGAGTACATCAGCTGATGCATTTGGAGTAGTACAAGAAGCCATTGTGGCAGCTGGGGTTGTAAAAGCACTTGCTGAAATCTATGAAGCCTATGTTATGGTGACTGAAGCATCTATAGAATTCGAGAGTGCAATGACAGGTGTGGATAAAACAGTTGATCTAACACAAGAAGAATTTATAGCAGTGTCTGACAGCATAAAAGAAATGGCATCTCTCATACCAGAGACAACCACTCAACTAGGGCTTATAGGTGAAACGGCAGGACAACTTGGTATTGCTAAAGAAGGCTTAATGGACTTTACCGAAATAATGGCTATGCTTGGGACCGCAACCAATATGACATCGGATGAATCTGCAATTATGCTCGCTCAATTTGCATCTATAACTGGGATGGACGCCTATAATTATAGCAACCTTGGATCAACAATCGTTGCATTAGGCAATAACTTTGCAACAACAGAACGAAATGTCGCTGACATGAGCCAGACAATTGCAGCTGCTGGCTCTATCGCTGGGATGAGTGAAGCAGAAATAACCGCTATATCAGCCGCTGTTACTTCCTTAGGAATAAGTTCCCAAAACGGTGGAACACAAATGACTAAATTGATTTCAGACATCAATTCGGCTGTATCTTCTGGAGAAGATTTAGATGCATGGGCAAATGTAGCTAATATGTCAGCTGATGAATTTGCATCGGCATGGGGTGACGATGCTGCACAAGGTCTAGATGCATTTATTAGAGGTCTAAATGGTGCATATGAAAGTGGTCAAGATGTGTATGGTATATTGAGTGATCTTGGCATAACTGAGACACGCATGGTCACTATGACTACATCACTCGCAAAATCTGGAACACGATTGACAGACACATTAAATGTTGCAAATTCAGCATGGACAGAAAATACTGCACTTGTGACAGAAGCTGAAAAACGATATGCCACAACAGAAAGTTTAATTACATTAAAAGAAAACGCTTACAATCATCTTGCAATTGCTATAGGAGATAACTATACACCAACACTTAAAAAACTATATGAACTTGAAGCTGATGTGATTAATGAACTTGCTAAGTTTGTAGAACAAAATCCTGAGGTTGTAAAGGCTACCACAGCTTTTATAGCGGTAATAGGGACTGCAACAGCAGGCATTATCGCATATAGTGCAGCTGTTAAAATTGCTGCAATGGTATCTGCTGCGTTAATTCCAGGTGCAGGCATAATTATGGGAGTATCAGTTGCTTTTGCAGCGTTAACAGCAACNNATGACCGCAGCGTCAAGGGAACAGTATTATGAATTGCAAGCACTAAATGCTGAGTATGAGAATGCCACAAGTATCTATGGCGAAACATCATATGAGGCTATGCGATTAAGGTGGCAAGTAGAAGACTTAACAGAAGAATATGAGTCTGGAAAGCAAACGATTGAAGAATACAATGTTGCACATGAAGCTCTCATTAAATCGTATGATGAAATGACATTATCTCATGCAGATGGTTCTAAAGAAATAGAAACAGAACGTAAAAGCGTCATGTCCCTTGTTTCAAAACTAGATGAACTGACATCTTCTACAGATGGAGCAACAAAAAATCAACAGGCAATCATGGCCATAATAGGCAAATTAAATGAATCAATACCTGAACTAACGTTATCTTACGATGATGTTGTTAATGCTTCCAGTGGGTTTATAGACTCCATATATGATATTGCTAAAGCACAGACTGAACAAATGGAGATAGAGCAAAAATGGAGCGAATACATTGACCGGGTAGGGCAGCAAGATGCGCTGAAATCTGCTAAAGAATTAGCGGAACAAAATGCACAGGCGGCAAAAGAGCAGTATAAAATTGCACAAGAGGCTTACTTGGAAATGCTAAGAGCACATCCAGATCAATATGGATATACAGCAAATTATATGGATGTTCAAGATCAACAAAAGCAATTAGCTGTATATAATGAAACACTTAGCGAGACAACTTCAAAATATGAAGAAAACGAAACTGCAATTTTATCTCTTGAGGAAGCGTTTGAATCCTATCAATCAGATCAGGATGTTGCATTAGAAAAAGGGGAAAACATAAAATTACTTGTAGAAGATACAACAAAAGAAATTGAGGTTTTAAGAGATGCATATGAAGAAGCCTATAATTCTGCTCTTACAAGTGTGCAGGGTCAATATAATCTTTGGGATGACGCTGCGGAAATTGTAAAGACAAGTACAAAGGAAATTAACTCAAATTTAGAAGGACAAATAGAGTACTGGAAAAGCTACAACGAGAACATGGCAGCACTTGGAGATAGAAGTGCAGATATTCAAGGTTTGAGTGATTTAATTACAACTTTTGCAGATGGTAGTAATGAAAGTGTAAACGCAATTGCAGGCATGGCAAGTGCAAGCGATGAAGAATTACAGAAGATGGTTGAAAACTGGAAAGACCTACAAGCAGAACAAGAAACAGTAGCAGGAAAACTTGCAGATTTTGAAACAGAATTTTCTCAGTCAATGGACGAGATTCAAAATGATCTCGAAACAACTATTGAAGAGATGGACTTAAGCGATGAAGCGATTCAAAGTGGAAAAGATACAATTCAAGGTTTTATTGATGGTGCAAATGAAATGTTTCCAGAGGTAACATTGGCGTATGAGCAGATAGCAAATGCGGCCATTTCTGCGTTCGATGATAAACTTGAAATTCACAGTCCATCAAGAGTAATGTGGAATAGAGCGGAAATGACTTGGGATGGGTTCATATTATCTACAAAACAAATGGAGCCAGCTGTTGCAGAAGCGATGTCAAGTCAAGCAAGTGCTGGAATTGATGCTTTTGTAATGCCAGACGCTCAAATGATAATGCCACAACAGTTGCAAACCAAAGCAATACAAAGAATTGAAGCTATAGCACTAGACCGTGGGAATCAAATAATGCTTAAAATTGATTACTCACCTAAGTATGAAATTACNNGAGATGCAAGGCGGGTGAGCTATGAGTAAAACATATAAAACGATTCAAGGTGATATGTGGGATAGCATTGCATACACGCAATTTGGTGATGTAGCTTATACAGATAAAATCATGAATTTTAATCAGGAATATATATATTATTATATTTTCCCTGCGGGTATTCTTTTAAAATTGCCTGAACCTGTTGAAATCATATCCAATAAATTACCTCCATGGAAGCAGGTATCAAAATGAATGCAAAAGACATGGCAAGGCGAACTGATTGTGAGATATTTTTTGACGGAGTGGATATAACTGAAGCCATCAAGAAATATTTGATTTCTTTTTCATACACTGATAATGAAGCAGATGAAACCGATGATCTACAAATTGTAATTGAAGATCGAGATGGAATATGGTTACAGGAATGGTTGAATGAAGCTGTTCATAGCGCTGTTTTAGAAGATTCGACAGATAATGCCATTATAGGTGATACACCGGGAAAATGGTCAATAGGTGACAGTGTAATAGCAAATGGAAAACCTCAGTATACAAGTTATGGAGATGGAACCCCAGGTGCAACAGTTACAAATTATAGAGGAACAATTACACATTTAAATTTTAAATCTGGTGTACCTTACCCTATATCTGTTGGGCAACTTGGATGGTTTTCAGAGCAGGAAGTCACAGGTCCACGTTTAGAGAAACAAGTATCACAGAGTGAAACTATAAAAGGATTAAGTATTAAAGCAGCAATAGTTCAAAAAAATTGGAACAGTGATGGGAAGAACAGTATTTTAGATTGTGGTCAATTTTCACTTGATGCTATTGAAGTGTCTGGTCCTCCATCAAATATTGCGATAATGGGAACCTCACTCTCTTATAACACTCAGTTAAGACAGACTAAAAAGAACAGAGCATGGGAATCATATACCTTGTCGGGAATTGCAAACGAAATGGCGGGAAGCGGTGGCATGATATGTATGTACGAATCAGAGTCAAACCCAGCTTATTCGAGAGTAGAACAAATAATGATGAGCGATATTCAATTTTTATCAATGCTTTGTAAGAATGCGGGAATCTCTCTTAAAGTAACAAATAACATCATTGTCCTATTTGATCAAGAAACTTATGAAAGGAAAAGTCCTGTTTTAAGCATCGAATACGGAAACGGGCAATACAAAAAGTATAAATTAAGAACTGGAGAGGCTGACGTTCATTATGCAAGCTGTAGGGTAAGTTATATTGAGCCTAAAACTGGAAAACTGATTGAGGGATTGGCATATTCAAATGATTACAATTTGAGTGATGAAAAAAATCAAAGACTTGAGATCATTGCAAAAGCAACAAGCATTGCTGAAGCACAGGAACTTGCAAAGAAAAGATTAAGACTGCATAACAAATTTGGAAAAACAGCAGACTTTACGTTGATTGGAAATACAGCTATTGTGGCAGGCGTTACAATCACACTCAAAGGATTTGGACTGTGGACTGGAAAATACATCGTACAACAGGCAAGGCACGACGTTGGAAGTTCAGGATATACAACAAAAATAAAACTAAGACAAGTGCTGGAGGGATATTGATGGATGAAGTATTGTCTAGAATAATAAGATATGGGGTTGTAAGTGCCGTAGATCAAAGTAATAGAAAAGTACGTGTGATATTTGAAAATATGGATATGACCTCTGGATGGGTCTATGTATTGCAACATAATGGTACATGTGTAAATGTAGGCTTAAACGGATTGCATGTGCATGAAATTAAAGATGCACAAAATGGAGAGTCTCTAGAAGATGCAGGAGAACACAAACATTCTGCATCGTTGACATATTGGATGCCAAAGGTGAGGGATAAAGTAATCGTCCTATATATGCCAGTGTATAATGGAGACGGATTTGTACTGGGGGCGATATAGTGGCACAGGTGGGAATACTAGGCGATATTATTTTTGAAGTGTCTGATGAAGTTGTAAAGACATTAAATAATGTAAAATGGTCAGGATCGGCGAGGTATACCGAACATGATCGGCATATGCAAAATTCGCTAACAGAGTTTACGGGCGTGGATGCAGATAAAATAAGTTTTGACATTAAGCTTTCTGCATACCTTGGAGTTAATCCAATGAATGAATTGGGAAGAATATGGACCTATGAACGAAGCGGGAAGGTAATTCCATTTATATTGGGTGATAAAATCTATGGAAAATACAGATGGACAATTCAAAAACACAATTCTAAACTTTCGACATATGCAAAAGATGGAAACGTGACGAGTATTGAAGTATCCGTTGATTTGCTCGAATATGTTAATCGGTAATTTGAGGTGATTATGAGCTATAAAATAAGTACAAAAGAATCTATCGAAACAATTACATTAAATGAAAGTAATACAGCATTGTCTATTGTGCAGAATATAAAGTTAATTTTGCAAACACGTAAGCAATCCATCCCACTTTTTAGAGATTTTGGACTTCCCGGTAATTTTATAGACAAGCCACTCAATGTTGCAAGGCCGATTGTGATATTAGAAATCACAGAAGCAATTGAAAAATTTGAACCACGCGCCACCATAATTGACATAACATTTGAAATTGATGAATCAGTGCCGGGAATGCTGATACCAATATTGGAGGTAGAAGTAGAAGATGAGTAGAAACACTGAATTTAATTTTATCTCTACCGACACTGAAGAAATTGTGTCGAAGATGATAAATAAATATGAGGAAATGACAAACACAACTGTGCAGCCTGCAAGCCCTGAAAGATTGATGATATCTTGGGTTGCAAGTGTAATCATACAAGAACGAATTTTGAATAACTTCACTGGCAATCAAAACATTCCGAGTCGGGCAACTGGAGAAAACCTAGATGCATTGGGCTCGCTTATTTATGACGAAAAACGCCCAAAAGCTCAAGCAGCAAAAACTACAGTGAGATGTTATATATCAGAAGTCCTAACTGAAAATGTATTAATTTCTAAAGGAACAAGAATTACAGATGTAGCAAAAACACTTATATGGGAAACAACTGCAGATGCTCATATCAAAACTGGTGAAATATTTATAGATGTTATGGTGCAATGTCAAACGCCTGGCGTAATTGGAAATGGATTTGTGGCAGGACAGATCAATACAATTGTTGATACCTATGATTACTTTGATCACTGTGAAAATATCACTCAAAGTGATGGTGGAGCGGATGCAAGTAGTGATGACGAGNNTTTTTTTTGCAAAACAGGTGTCCAACGAGATTAAAGATGTTGTTGCAAATTCACCTAGTCCGGGAACCGTAAAGATATATACATTAATGGAAGATGGAATGATTGCAGGAACAGAAATTAAAAATGCAATATTGGTCGCTTGCACTGACAAATACGTGAGACCATTAACTGATTATGTATCAACGGCTGATCCTGAAATTGTAAATTATAATATATCTTTAACCTATTTTATATCGAGTGGATCACCTACAAGTGTATCTGATATTCAAGCATCTGTAGATAATGCAGTGGTCGAATACCAAAGATGGCAAATTGAAAAGTTTGGACGTGATATTAATCCATCATATCTAACTAAATTATTAATGGAGACTGGAATAAAACGTGTCGAAATTATTGAGCCTACTTTTATTGCGTTAAGAAATGGAAGTGATAATGCGATACCTCAGATTGCCCAAATAGGAACCGTAACAGTATTAAATGGAGGCTATGAAGATGAATGATAACACGATTACTTCTGAAAATATTTTTTCAATGTTTCCGGATGTATTAAAAAGTGATTCAAAGCTAAATGCATTGGCATTCACGATTGCAGATAAATTGGCAGAACGACCAAATGAAATCACAAAGCTATCTATTTTCACACAGATTGATAAGATGCCAGAAGGAATATTAGATATTTTGGCACATGATTTTAAAGTTGACTGGTGGGACCCTGAATATAATCTACAAGAGAAGCGAAAAATTTTAAAGGACAGTTTTAGAATACACAAAATAAATGGAACTAAAGGTGCAGTAGAAGATGCGATCTCAGCTATTTATCCTAATACCAAAGTCTTAGAATGGTTTGAATACGATGGTGAACCCTATCGATTTAAATTGTTGATTGATGCAGTATTTGAGAGTGTTGATCCTAAAAAACATCAAAGGGTACTTGAACGGATTAAATATTATAAAAATCTAAGATCGCATTTGGACGTCATTGAGTACGTTGCAGAGGCAGATGGAACAATGAGAAGTCATATTGGAGCAAAGCCAAGTGAAGTTTATATAACAATGCAAGTGGAGGTGAATGTATATGGCTTGGAGTGATTCGGTGTGCACAACAGCAGGAGTTGAGTTGTTAAGAAAAGTATTAGTTGGTGGAGAGCTGAATTTTACAAAAGTTGATGGGGGAACTGGAACTGTAGAAAGCGTATCCTTAATGGCACAAACGACACTTAAAAATTTGAAGCAAACATTATCAATGATGGCAATAGATAATTATGATAATGGAAAAAGACTTAAAATTCAACTTAGTAATGCAGACCTTGAAAATGGATATGTATTAAACCAAGTTGGAATATGGGCAGCTGTAGATGAGGGAGTACCAATTTTATTTGCAATAATGCAAGATAATGTTGGTATTAGTGTGCCATCTAACACAGAAATTCAAAATTTTGTGCTAGAAATATATGCCGTTGTCAATTTTTCAAACGAAGCACAATTTACTGTTAATGTTGATGCGGCAGCTCTTGTGTCACTATCAACTCTCAATGAGTCGTTAACACTTGTAAATGAGTCCATAGAAACAAATCAAACTAATATAGATAATTTAGAGATCAGGACCTCAACACTTGAAGATAAAGTGGCTCAAATCAAATTGATTACAGCAGATACAACAGAATGGGTAGCAGGTACTTATGAGGGATACTCATATAAAAAAACTATACCAATTTCTGGTATTACGATATCGGATTTTCCTTTTGTTGCATATAACCTTGAGACTAAATCAATAGCACAAGATTCAGGAATAACTTATGTAGAAAGTTATAATGGAGGTATTTATTTGTATGCTGAAAGTCTTCCTGAAAGTCCGATAACTTTTAATTTGTCTATTATGAAAGGGTGATGAAATGGCAAGTGGAACCACAAATATAAGCGGTAAAAAATTGATTGGAAATGCACAATCAAGTGACGTTCTCTTTGGACAGACATTTTCAAACGCGGAGGGGAACAGTAACGTTGGAAGCATGGTCAATAATGGTGCTCTAAATGTGAGTCTTGCGGTTAATGGAAACTTTACTATTCCTGAGGGTTATCATAATGGGTTAGGTGAAGTAAAGCAATCAATTTTAACTAAGGCGGCAACAACCTATACACCAAGTACAGTGAATCAAACGATTAGCGCAGGAAAATATTTGAGTGGTGCACAAACTATATTAGGTGATGCGGATTTGATAGCAGCTAACATCAAGGCAGGTAAGAACATCTTTGGTGTTGCTGGAAATGATAATGTAGTTGATACCGCGTCTGGTGATGCCGTAGCAAGTCAGATTTTAAGTGGTAAAAAAGCCTATGTGCAAGGTGCACTAGTGACTGGAACAATTCCAATTGCACCAACCTATCCAGTTGAAAATGAAGCTGGTCAGGTGCATTGTTATAGTTCGCCACCAAATGCGAATGAAGGTAATCACAATTTATTTTTACAAGTGCCAAAGGGATACTATGACAATAACTGGCTAGGCGCGCGTGTTGCTAGCTTAAATGAGGGGAATATTAAGGCAGGTGTTGTTCTAGGGGATGATGCATCCATTACAGGAACATTTACATCTGATGCCACAGCTACCTCAGGGGACATACTAGCAGGACAAAGTGCCTATGTAAATGGAAACAAGGTAACTGGAACGATCCAAAGTAGAGGTGCAGTTACAATTACACCTGGTACAGCTAATCAGACAATTAGTGCTGGGCAGTATTTAAGTGGAGTACAAACAATTTTAGGCGATGGAAATTTAGTGGATTGGAAAATACGTTATGGGTATACACTATTTGGTGTTGTTGGGAGATCAGGCGCAGGGGAGGCCCGTTCGGCAAAAGGTAATGTTTCAATATCAGGTACTGCGCTAAATGTTTACTCAAATATACCTATAGCAATAGCATGGCTACAGAATACAACGGGAAGTTTTGTGTTTAATGCTTCAGTTAATCCCAGTGTTTGCTATAGGGTAGGTTCTACAGAAACATATCCGTGTTCTTATACGTACCCAACATTTACAATAACAGGTCTACCTTATAATATGGGTATGTCACAATTGTATATGATAGGGAAACGCTTAGATGGAGCATTTTAAAAGAAGGAGTTGTGAAATTATGAAAAGAGGAAATTTAGTTATATATGATAATAGGGGGGTGATATATGGGCAAACTGGCGATCTTAATGCGGATGTGCCTGCTCATGATTATCCACAAGGTATTCCATACATTGAAATACCATATGGAATAATAAATGAAAAGAAATTACTATATATTGATGTCAGTAAGACACCACACGAACCAATATTTGAGGTCCTAGAGATTCAAAAAACAGATGCAGAACGTATTGCCGAACTTGAAAATCAATTACTGCTTCAAGCAGATGAAACTATTGGAGGTCTTTTATAATGATAAATCAAATAATCGTTGAAATTATTGCCAATCGAATTTTAAAAGGCGGTACTAATCCGAAGACAAACTCAGTATATGTACTTAAAGATATAACGAATCAAGAGTATAAAACAGCAGTTGAAAATTACTTCCAAGAAAATACTGAAGGCATGTAATTCCTACAAATATTAAATCAACAAATATAAAAGTTGAGGTATTTCATCTATGGAAATATTAGAAATCACAAGTAGCATCCTTACAGTAGGTGCAGGTATTGTGTCACTTGGTATTGTGTTTTGGATCTTTTTAAAAATGTTCAATGGCATCATTGAAAACAACACAAAAGCAATGCATGAAATGTCCAGATCAACGATAATGTAGCTCAATCCAGTAACATAATAATTACAGCAGTATAATAATAAAGGGTATGAGGGAAATCTAAAATAGGTATCCCTTATTTTTTATAAAGTTTAAAGAAAGAAGGCGAGATTTGATTGTAAAAATGTGGAGGCAACATGAAAGAATTCATTATAAAAT